CCCACGGCGCCACCAGCCGGACCACCCAATAGCGTGCCCACTATCGGCGCGGCCTTGCCTACCATCTTGCCTATGTCGGACCAATCCATAGCGGGCTGCCTCAGTCGATGTGTTTTTTTTGGCGGGATGCCCACCAGGCGGGAATGTCCATGTTCGGACAGGTTTTGCGGGAGTCCAGGTCACGATGGCCTACTACCTTGGCCTCTGGATGCTCGGCCAGCTTCGCCAGAAGCCACCCTTCCAATACTCTCAGCTGATCTTCATCTGGTGCGGTTTCGGTGATAATGCAGATGCCCAGGCTGTCGGAGTTGTCGCCTTCCCCGTTCTCGTCAAAGTCCCGGACGTGGGCGCCCTGCCAATAATCCGGGCGGCCCGGCTCGATATCTGCGGTGCCGGTAATCACGGCGTTGTATCCGATACCATCCCAGCCCCGCTCCTGGTGCCAGCGGTGAATGTCCTCGGCAGTGTCTCCCCGGTCTTTCGGGCTGTCGCTGATATGAACCACCAGGAACTTGATCTGTCTCATTGAATCCTCGCAACTATCGACTGCACAGAAATGTATCCTTTGCTTTCAAAACAGGGCCTTCAGCCAACGCCAGAAGCGAATCAGAAAGCCCGGAACTCCAAAGGGGCGTTGGGTATCCTATCGCTGATTGCGAATTCTACCGTGTTCGACCACAGGGAAACGCGCTCCGGATCTTCCTTTGCAAAGCTACGCAGTGCCATTTCATAGCTGCCGGTATCCAGGCCAACGTCAGCAATGGGCGCCTCATAGGCGCCGGCCTCGTCGGTTCTCAGACTGGATGGCACGGTCATAAGCGGCACAATGGAATCGGCTTCCTCGTCGTACAGGCCAATCTCATACTGCAGTTCGTAATCAATGGGCGTGCCGTCCACGTTGGTCGTGGGCGCCATCCAGGATAGTGTGGTCGGGTTAATCTTCATGGCTTCAGCCCCTTGATTGCGATAATGCCTAGCTCCACCATACGGCGCCAGGTTCTGGTTTGTGCCCTGCGATAATACCATTCTGCATGGTAATGTTCTGCCCCAGGCCATGGCGCCCTGCGGTCGATCACGTCATGGCACGCGCTACAAGCATAGCACGCGCTCAGGTCGTCGGCCTTCTTCCCCATGCCGTTGGATTCATCGGGCAGGTGCGCCAGGATTGTCGTTGAAGGGTCGTAGTTGCACACGCCTACCAGGTTGACGGTGCATTGCTCGTTACGGGCGGAGTCGCGCATCTTTTGAGACTTCACTATTTTCCCCTGGCCTGCTGGTAACCGTTGGGCTGTGAGTGTTGCTGATAGCCCCCCCGGTTCTGTTGTTGCTGTGCCTGCTGGTCGTCGGGCTTGCTGTCCAGCATCTGCATGCTGCCGTTGATATCCACCACTACTTCGGTCGTGTATCGGTCCTGACCATCCTGGCCCTGCCACTTCCTGGTTTGTAGCTTGCCCTCGATGTAGACCTTGCTGCCCTTTTTCAGATACTGGCCGGCCACTTCCGCCAGCTTGCCAAACATGACCACCCGGTGAAACTCTGCCCTTTCCTGCTTCTGGCCAGTGTTCTTGTCTTTCCATTCCTCGTTGGTGGCTATGCTGAAGTTGGCCACGGCGTTGCCGTTTGGTGTGTACCTTACATCTATATCCTGGCATACATTCCCCAGGATAATGGCTTTGTTAATCCCTCGCATGTTCCGCCCTCTTTTGCTTTTGTCTTTGCGCTGCCTCTCGGCGGCATATTCTGCACTCCCGGTGGCCCCGAGGGTTCAGATAAATGTTTTCTTCGGTCAGCTCATGGCCGCCACTTCGGCAGTGCGTCTGTGCTGGCCTTGCTGCAAAACCTCGCCTTACATTTTCACGGTTGGTAACCGGCTCTAAGTGGCGCGGGTTCACGCAATTTCGCACCCTGCAAAGATGATCTAGCTGCATTCCCTCTGGTATTGGGCTTTCAAATGTTTCATACGAAAACCTATGAGCCTTAACCGCCTTGCCTGGCATGACACCAAATATCCCATACCCTTTCTGGTCAATATATCCGCACCACAACCAACAACCATTTTCTGAAAGCTTCGTCTTCCTCAGAAACCGGATACCAATAGGCTCACCTTTCAGGGATCTTCCGTCAGTGTTCACGCTGACCTCCACCATGCGTAATCGGGACGGCGCGGTAACACAAACAGATGCCGCATATTCGCGTCGTTGATGAAATGCTGTTCTTCCGGGTAGACCTCGACGGCACACAGGCCGGCAAAGCCGATCTGGTTCTTGATCTGATACAGCTCATCCCAGGTTATGCCATCCTGCCAGCGGCCATTGGGGCGCATCTTCACCCGGTTGACGCTGATCCGGATAATGTCGTTACCCTCTTCATACAGCTGCACCAGGAACTTCTTGCTCACGTACACCCGGTACGGCTTGCGTCTACCTCGTGCTGGCGGCCAGCGTTCTTCTGGTACCGGCGTCAGCTGCTTTGGCAGTGGGTCCATCAGGGTTTTCATTTCTGTTCTTCCCTCCGTGCGGCTGCAATCTCGGCATCATGGCTGCCGTCACCCGTATCGACCACTGAACCGTCCGGCCTCAGTATCGTTCGGCGTGATCCATTGCGCTGGATGGTGTATCCCAGCTGCAGCCACAACCAGTTCGGGCTTCCAGGGTTTGGACGCTTCATGCCCTCACCCCATACTGCCGCTTCAGCTTCTTCAGGCGCTTCTCCATCATCCGGGCCTTTACCGGGCCTACCTGGTGGCGGTCACGCTTGAGGCGCCGGCTCAGGTCGTCAATGTATTCGCGCATTGCGGCCGGGTTGCGAACGTCCGGGATCTGCTCGTCTGGATGGGTTGTTTGTTCCGGACTCACTGCTCACCTCCCGCCTTCTCGGCTTCGTCGGCAAACGGGTCAGCGGTAAGCGATTGCTCAAACTCCCGACAAAGCTGATCGACGTAGTGCTTGAGCCAGTTGAGCTTGCAGGATTTGCAGACGATACCGCCGCTCACACCATAAGGCTGAGTGAACCGGATCTCGCCGTCGATCGTTGCGGGCCCTACGTCTCGATCGCCTCCGTTAACCCGAATTCGGATCTCGCCGTCACGCTCGCCACACTCTCGGTGACACATATCGCAGGTCACTATGGTTATGGTTTTCTTTTCGATCCCCATCACGCGCCCTCCTGCTCTTTTGGCTTCCCGGTTTCGGTGATGGCGTCATTCCAGCAGTCAATCGCCGTGAGAATGTTGCCGTCGCCAACGCCACCCCATACATCCTCAAACCGTGATCCGCAGGATTCTGTAGTCGGGTCATAGCCACATTCGCAGACCACCCAGACCTCACAGCAGTCTTCGGCGCAGTAATCTGAATGGGCGGTGAAGATCTCGCTGTTTCCGCACTTGGGGCAGGCGCAGACGGAACCGCTATCTTTTAATTTGAATCGCCGCGATTGCATCACTCGCCCTCCTTCGGTGGCTGTGGGCGCTTGAGGCCGGTGGGCATCCAGAAGAATTCAGGAGAGCAGGACACATGGCCCCGGTTCACCCGCTCAAAATAACGGCGGTCAGGCCAAAGCAGCCAGATTTTGCCCTCACAATCCTCGTCTGATTTTGTCGGCTCCCTGTCTGCCATACTTATCCACCCATCAGCCTGGGTCGTGGTGGGGGTGGAGAGTAGTTCCCGCGCTCGGCGCTCATACTTCTCGCACTTATCCGACCACTCTGGGCAGTTAAAGCAGGTCACACATCCGGCCAGCACTTCTCGCCATTCCTCCGGCACACTCCCTTGCTGGGCAGGCTGACTGTTTTTCAGGTGGTCATACATCGCCATCATGGCATTGGCAAACCAGCCGTGCATTGTCTCTGGATCAGCTCCGCAATGGGGGAACGTCTGCAAGAAAAGGTCGGCCCATGATTTTCCGTCAGGGTTGTGGTGAATTGTCCGGTCGTACTCGATTCCAGACGGTCGCCATTGCTGGTCACGGACATATTCCAGCGTCTCCTGCCACGCCTTCCAGTCATTGTCAGCTCCCCAGGTTTCCCGCTCCAGTTCGTCCGCCAGCTTCATGCGCTGTGAAAGCTCCATTTCTGCAGCCTCATCGGCCATGCCGGCGTTGTCGATGGTCTGTTGAATGATCAGATCCAGGCCGGCGTTCAGGCTCGGGTACAGCCGGCGCACGTCATCCAAGATCATGGTCATCAAGGTTAGCGCCTCACTCTGGCGCCGGATCATGTGCTGAACGTCCGCGGTGCCCACGTTGCCGGACAGCTTGGCAGCCTTAATGGCTATCGGGACAGGGACGCCAGCTTGTAATAGTTCTTTCATCGTAAACTGCCCCAGGTTTCCCCGGGGCGCTCCATTCAGCTAAGGGCGGTGCCAGGCGGTGAGTTTACTTCTGGAAGGTGCCGATAGTGACGGACATATCCAGGTCGCTGCCGGCATCCTCGATCAAGTCCGCCAGCTCTTTACCCATTTCCTCCTGGATGGCCTCCAGGCGCTTGATACGGATAGTCAGCTGCGGATCTTCTTTCGATGCCAGAACGGACAGGCGCAATTCAAAATCACGCGCCTTTAGCCCGTTGTAGGGCACACAAGTGAACACCAGGGCATTGGGCAGTTCGTGTTTGCTCTTAGCCTCCACGCTTTCCAGGGCGCTTCGGCTGCCCCGGAAGTCACCCACTTCACTTTCCCGCTTACTGTTGGCCTCGATGCTCATTTCACGAATGGCCATGATGGCGCGGGCAAGGTTCACGGGCTTGCCTTCAGCATCCAGGGCAGCAACGCAGTGTTGCCAGTCCTCCACAAATTCCGCCAGCTTGCGCTGACTCAGGCGCTGCCCGTTATGCTCAAGCAACGACACAAACTCTGCGGTCTGCTTCATGTTCAGGGTTGCGGTAAAGTCGGCGTGCCCAGGGCTGTCCTCGGTTCCCAGGTTCAGCACGGCCACGGCGTTCATGCGCTCCGGGTCCACAAAACACACGGCGCCCACCACGTCATGGTCAGCACAGTAGTTGATGAATGATTCCGGCAGGCGGGTTTCAAACTTTCCCCGGTACCGCACGCGGCCTGGCAATTTGCTTTCCAGGTCGTGGACGGTGTAATTGTCCGGTGCCGCCAGCACAGGCACGGCCAGATCCATGGTGGTCAGATCCTGGTTCAGTGCCTCGACGGTCTGCGCCTGCTGGATCTGCTCGATAGCTGATTTATCCATGTTTCATTTCCTTCTCAGTGTGTGGGGAAAACCAGGATTACTCCTGGCTGTCCTCCGGGTATGGGTTTTTGGTTGGCTGGCCCTGGCGGTCGAAGATCTGCGCCTGGTTCTCGGCAAAGAACGTCAGGGCGCCACGGCTGCCAACGTGCATTGGCGTGCTGGTGGTGTTGTCCTCACTCATGCTGCCGCGACTGGTCGGGCGCTTGTACTTCAGCGTGTGGTCGATCTGCACCTGGTGGCTGTTGCCGATCTGTTTGATGGTGAATGAGATATCCACCTTGCCCACCTTGCCCTGGTCGATCACGGCGCCGGCCACGTCACTCAGGATCTGTGACAGCTTTTCCTCAAACACACCACCATCCAGATCCTCGATGAATTTACCTACCTTAGTCGGCATTACGGTTCTCCTTCTTGCGTTGTGCGATTTCCTCGCGGTCTATCGCTGTGTCACGGGATGCGTTCACCCCGATCTTGATTTGTGATCCGTTGACGGCCATCGGGAATACTTCGATCTTTTCCCCGTGTTTTGTCTCGATCACAATCTTTTCATTCACCCTTCGCGTCAGAATCAACAACTGGCAACTCCTTCATTGCAAAGTAAATTTCCAGGCAAGCACGGGCGTCTGCCATGGCGCTGTGTGCGTCCTGCAGCTCCTTGCCCGTGAAGTACAGGTAGGCTTCGGACAGATTCGGTGACTTGTACCCGTACCGGCCTTTCGGCGGCAGTTGCATGATGGGCTTTGCCATCAGCATGGTGCAGTCGTGGTTCTCCTTCTCGGCCCACTGTTCCTGCACGTTCTCCGGGAAATACCGCTTGGTGGCAATCCGGATAATGCGCTGATCGAAGGTGCGGTTGTGCGCCAGGCGCTTGGCGCCCCCCACCATCTGCAGGAACAAGGCAACGGCGTCAGCTTCATTCACGCCTACCTGATTGGCCATTTCGTTGGTGATCCCGTGAATTTCGGTCACTTCCTGCGGGATCTCCCAGCCGTCCGGCTGAATAATCAGGTCCAGGCTCGATATGATCTTGCCGGTGTCGTCGTCGGCCAGGATGCCGGCCAGCTGTACCAGGTGCGGCTGGTGGTGGCTGTCGCTCGGGTTCTTCCAGTCCGGCAGGCCGGTTGTCTCTGTGTCGTATGCGCAAACAAGGTTCATGGTGTTCTCCAGGTTGTGGGCGCCGTAGCGCCCTATCGGTTACAGGTAGCGGCTCAGAATGTCGTTCAGCTCATGGGTTGCCTGCAGTGACAGTTCCCACTTGTCGCACCATTCCGCCAGCTCGGCCCAAACGTCCGGCGTGTCGTTCACGGGGTTGGGCTCCGGGCTCACATCGTCAATGCTCACCTTGTCGCCGGCCTTGATATCCTCGCTGTCGCTCTCGGTGACAGTGCCGGACCATGGCTGCTTTTCGGTGTTGCCTTGGTGTTCGGTGACCTTCGGAGTCTCCGGTACCGTGGCCTTTTCTGCAGGCGCGGGCGTTTCCACGGTTTCCGGTTCCGGGTCTATCTTGGCCTGCGCTTCCTCAACCATGCGCTGCTGCTTGAGCATCACGGTCAGCTGCTGAATGGCGGTGTGCCTGGCTTCCTTGGCAATCTCTACCTGGTCACCAAACTGCTCTGCAGGGATCTCGTAGTTTTCCAGTCGATCAATCTGCCGCTGGATATCGTCGGCCGGCTGGCCTATCAGGCTGGATGGCGTCATGCGGATACGGTTTATCAGGTCGTTAATCCGCTGCTTTTGCTCCTGCTCTGCCTGCGCTTTACGCAAGCGCTCCTGCTCGGCCTGTGATTCCTCGTATTTCACCTGTTGCCCGTACAGGTCTGACAGTTCCTGCAACACTGCCTGCTGCGCCTCGATGGCCTCCCGGGTCAGGTCGTAGTAATCGCGCTTGGTGTCGATCGCGTCCACTTCCTCGATCAGCTTGGCAATCTCGTCGCTGGATTGGTTGCGGGCCTTGGCTGTCATGCCGTAGATGGCGTTGACCTTATCTCGCAAGCGGGCAATGCGCTGTTCTTCCTGTTTCTTCTTCCGGTCGTCCACTTCCTTTTTTGCGGCCTTCATCGGCTCCTCAAGCTCCACCAGCTTGGCGGTGATCCGTTTTGCCTCGTTGTCGATGATCCGGCCCGCTTCCAGGTACGGCTTTTTGATCCGCTGGCGCTCGGCGTCCAGGCTGGTGCGGTAGCTGGTCAGCTCTTTAACACCCTCCTTCACGAATTCATAGCCATCCTTGGTGTTCACGTCCGGGATCTTGCTATACTTCTCACTCAGCAAGGCGAGGGCGGCATCGGTTTTCTTGAACACCTCAACGTCTACCTTGCCCTGCTCGATATCGACCTGGTTAAGATCAGTCATTTACCTTCTCCATTTTTTCGTGCGTCTTCGCCCTGTTCTGCAGGGCTTCTTTTTGCGTGCCCACAATCCGGGCACTTGCTGTCTGGCTTGCCGGTGCCGGTGGTCCCGCACTCATGGCAAACCAACTCAACGTCAGGGATCAGCTTGTCCAGCTGCGCGTTATACGCCTCGTCAATTCGGGCCTTCACCTTCTCGAAGTCCACACCCAGCACGGCACACTGGCGCTGCGCCTTTCTCAGATGGCCCTGGTACATCAGGCGCAACGGCGCCGGGCTCGGTACCTTGGCGTAGGTGTCGGTTTCCCGCTTCAGCCATTCACTGAACTCTGTCCGGGCCTTGGTCATTTCTTCTTCAGCATCGTCGGCGTTGCGCACGGATTCCTTCACCTTGGCGGCCTCGACATAGTTGGTATCGTCGTAGAGCCCCAGGAACACATCAGCACTGAAGCCAATCATGGACAGGCACTTCTTGATGGCATCGGTCAGGGATTTCTTCGGTGCGTCAAAGTCGGTCATGGCGCCGTAGTGCGTGCCCCGGATATAGGGCGTGTGGCCGTAGTGAACCACTGAACACTTCTTATCGCCATGCATGTACCACAGCCGCACCTTGAGCGTGTGCATGATGGCGTTGCCGATCACGGCGCCGTCCTTGGTGATTGGTGCGCCTGGCTGGAATTGCTCGTCCTCGATCTCGTAGCCCCAGCCCAGCCCCACAGGCCCGAAAGCCTCAGTGGCACGCTTCACCATGTAGGTGCCATTGATGCTGGTAACCTTTCGGCCATCCAGGTCGCCAGTCTTGGTGTAGCCTGGCGCGGTTTCCTCAACGCTTTTCCACAGTTCCAGATTACTCACTGTCACTCTCCGGCTTGTATTCGATGGCGGCCAGTTCCTTGATCCGCTGCTCGATGTTGTTCAGCTTGTCGCCCAATTCCCGGCGCACTTGGTCGCGGGCCTTCTCAAGCATTTCGATTTCGGCTTTCACGGGATCTGTGTCAGGGACGGTCACAATGACGGTATCGGTTCCCAGGTGCGGATAACCGTACTCGCTCATATCACTGGTGAAGATTTGAGGCTCGTCGCTGTATTTTCCGGTATGAAAGTGAAGGGTTACTTTCATCGTTTTGGGAATGGTATTACTCATTGCCACGCTCCATATCGCAGTTGGTTTCAGGGTTGAATGCCGGCCATGAGCCTTCCTCAACCATCTTGCAGTAGTGCCGCTCGGCGGCTAGTTCGGCTTCGTAGTCGCTCTGTCCTACCAGGCCAATGACTATAATGATTGCGGTTATCAGTAATGCTTTCTTCACGTCCACCTCCGTTTCGACTAGCCAAACGCTGCGTTTGACGTAACCTGAAAGTTAGGGTATATATTCGCTTGTGTCAACAATTATTCAATTTGGGAAATGCTAAACATGAATGAACCAAAGCTAATGACAATGGAGCAGGTGCGCCAAGGTTTGAGCGATAGGAAGCTCAAGCAGGTGTCGAGAGAGTCTGGCGTGAAATATCACACGGTCTTGGAAGTGGCTAATGGCAAGCGGCCTAACCCCACCTATGACACCTACATAGCGCTGGTGAACTATCTGACCAAGTGAGGGCTTTATGTCGGCACACGGATGGATAAAGCTCCATCGGTCGATGTTCGATAATGAGCTATGGATGGCAGAGCCGTTTACCAAAGCTCAGGCATGGATTGACCTTATCGGGCACACCAATCACAAGCCAGGATCTACGTGGATTCGCGGTATAGAAGTGAAGATCGAAAGAGGCCAGCTTGCATGGTCTGAACTGACAATGGCGAAGCGCTGGCAGTGGAGCAGAAACAAAGTAAGAAGGTACTTAAAGCTTCTCGAAAAGAAGGGAATGGCTATACAACAAACTAACAAGGTAACGTCTATCCTAACTATCTGTAATTACGAGAGATACCAAGGCGACGATACAACAGACGATACAACAGACGATACAACAGACGATACAACAGACGATACAACAGAAGGACAACAGAAGGACAACAAACGATACACAAACAAGAATGATAAGAATGAAAAGAATGAAAAGAAAACAAATACACCCGCTGCCGCGATTGATTATTCGTCATGGCCAGATAATCCATCGGAGCAGGTGTTCAACGATTGGCTTGCAGCACGGCGTAAGGCCAAAGCAACGCATAGCCAGACAGCCATGAACCAAATCGGAAAAGAATTGCGCAAAGCGGCGGCAATGGGAATATCGGTCGATGAATGTTTGGCAGAAGCAGCCACCAGGGGCTGGCGCGGATTTAAAGCGGAGTGGTTACAAAATGAAAAACATCAACGAAACGGTAGGCAAGGTATCCCAACATTTACAACGGACCCAGACGACACCAGTTGGGCAGAAGGATTCGACCCCAACTCAGGCGACCTCGAAAACCTTTGAGGAAATGGACACCAAGGTTATCAATCGCCTGTTTCAGAGACTGCAGGAGATATTCCCAAAATGGCGTGAAATATGGCAGTCAGACGGCGAAGTGAAAGCAGCCAAGCGGCAGTGGGCAAAGCAACTTGTGAAAGCGGGCGTCAGTGACATTAAGATGATTCAGGAAGGACTAGAGCAGGCCAGGGCTTGTGGTTGGGTTCGCCCTCCGAGCGCTGGCCAGTTTGTGTCCTGGTGCTTGGAAGCAGCCAAAGAGCGAAACGGTATCCCAGGAAAGGATAACGCCATAAGCCAGATGATGGCGCTTCTGCGTAAAGGCGATCATAGCCGGCGCCGATCCAGTTTGAGCCCTGCCATGTATACTATGAGCCGTTTCATTGACTGGTATGAAATAAAAACCAAAGATTCCGACAAGGCGGCCAAGGCCATGGCCCGGGCTTATGACGAAATGATTGACCACTGGATGCACGGGCATGATTTCTATCAACAGCCAACAATGATTGAGCACGGCAATCCAACAGGCGTTGTCACTGAGTCCAGTCGCAAGAAAGGCAGGGAAACACTGGCAAAGCTCATGGGGGAATTGAAGGGTGCCGATTGAGGTCATGCTGGTGAAAGGCCAGGACGGATCTTTGCGGCCGGCGTCAGCGGCAGACCAGGAACACATGGGAAAATTCAAAACCGGCCAGGCTGTCCGGGTCACTGTGACACAAATCAAAGCCCGATCCCTGCAGCACCACAGGCTGTATTGGGGCGGGCTTATTGAAATCACCATGGACTATTGGGAGCCCACAGGCGGCCTGGTATCCGCCAGCGAAACGGGCACGCTCAAACGGTTTGCGGATTGGCTGGACAGACAGGGTGGCAATTCTGGCGCCGTTCGCAGGGCCTGCTCTGCGTTTCTCGATGAACTAAGGCATTCACGCGGGTTACGGATAGATAGCCCTCACAAGTCCCGTGAGGCGCTTCACGAATGGATCAAGGTTGAGGCTGGATACTTCGATTACGTTATGACACCCAACGGTGTGACGAAAAAGCCCCGGTCCATAAACTTCAATGCCATGGACCAAGACGAATTCAACGATTTCTACAAGGCGGCCTTCAACGTCTGCTGGCGGCTTATCCTTTCCCGTGTGTTTGAGGATGAGCAGCAACTGGAAAATACGATTAACCAGCTGCTGGCCATGGGTTAGCGAGCTAATGCGCATCCATCTTGTCAGCGCCCTCCCCGCAATGGGGGCAGGCGAATTCTTTAGGGCTAAAGTATCTCATCTAAAACACCTTTTCGCTCGGAGTACAGGCCAAGCCGGCGCAAAACCGGCCTGATCACGTACTCTCTTAGTTGTCCGGGGTGTATGCTCATATCGCCTCCCATCCGGTGCATACGCAAACCTTGTCAGGGTGATCGTGCTCATCTCAACCCCTGCGCGCGCGCGGCGCGGATTAGAGCTTAATTGATTGCTACGCATCCAGCGTCAAAGCCTTCCACGTACCGGGTCGCCCAGCGCTCACACACCGCCATTCAGAAGCCGCCCCAGCTGCCGGGGCGCTGTTTATGATTCGCTCGCCAAGAAAAGACTCTGGATAGTAATAGCCTGCAACATTTTCAGGGAAATGATCTTGACGGCGAACCGACCTACCGGCGCTCTCGACTTCGGCTATCCGATCATCCAACGGAGCGCCTTCTACGCCGATCCCGTCCAGTTGAAATAGGCCGATCCCGAATACATCAACGTAACTTGTGCTGGTGCCACTACGTCCAAGACCCACGCGGAGGGATGCGGTCCCGGCAGGGCACTCGAAAATTGCGGTTTCGGTTGTTATGTCGGTGATTCCCAAAACATCCGACTTATTAAACCATAGATCCTTAGTTACGATCAGCGTGTCGGTAGCATCGAAAAAATCTACACTAACAATACTCGGAATGAGTTCGTTTTGCTTTTTTCGAGTTTTAGCGGTAATAGCAAACTTAGCACCAGCCGAAGTCGGTATCTTTTCGCGCAAGCCAATCCGGTAAGTCCCGGACTGCTCAAGCGGGTTTAGCCGCGTGAACACACCAGACACCCCTTCAATACGGGAGTACCTGTCGGTCGGCGGCAGGTTAGACGTTACTACCGTCCAGTAGCTCCGAGTGTCGTCTCTGGATATATCTGCAAAAGCGGGGTCCTCTATAAGGTTAGGCCCGACCATTATACTGTCAGAAGTTAATTGCCCCGCCCGTCCGGTATCGCTGGAAGTAGAACCCACAAGCCCCTGGAGATTGCCGATAACACAATTTGAGACCCGCACCGACCCCCCTTGGTAAACGAATTCGTCGATTTCACAGCTATCGAACTTCACGCCGTTTATTGCAATACCGACCTTAAAGGGCTCAATAACCGTAACTAATGTATACTTGCCCCCTGAAATTAAAAGGCTATCAACGCCCCCGGCTGCCTGACTGTTGGGTTCAATATTTAATTTGCATCCCTGACCGTGCCCACCGTCGGTGCCGTTAATAATCAGTACGTTATGGACGTTATCAACAATTGTGAAATCCGACTGGGTATTTCCGCTTGCCCCGCAGTCGTATAGCGTAGCGCCTGAACAGTCTTTAAAGTAGAACCCCCAAGCGTCCGCGATCTCCGGGCTGCCATCATTATGTTTGTTGTCGAATACATTGCAGTTTCTAAGGATTGCGTTATTTTTAACAACAGTTCTTATCTGCGGAACATCAGGCAATGTGGAGCGCACGGTGATATTTTCGTAAACCCCTTGTTCTTTCCAAGAAAAATAAGCACCTGCTCCGTCAATGCTTTTTACAAATTCAACATCTCCAAGCCCTACTATTTTATGGTTTCCAGAAATTAAGGCAAACGCCTTGTCTATATTGTATGAGCCGGAATCTATCGTTAAATTTTTTCCTCCAAACAGCGCAGCCTGACCATCAAAGAAAAACGTAGTGTCAGCCAGTGAAGGTTCAACGCCGTACCATGAAGGTGAAATTTCGCCATCTCGGGCGTCTCGATCCCAGTAATTACCGTTTGCTAAAGTAATATATCTACCCTTGAGAGGATCATCGGGCGCAGTTCCCGATTTGATTGTACCCTCACCAAACCTTATAGGGTCGGTTAGTCTAACATTTGTACCTACCGGCAAAGACAAAGCCTCAAGCTCCGCCACACTCCCAACGTAGATTGTGCGATTGCCAAGATTTTTTGGCAGCGACTGAAACGACACCAGAGCCCGCTCTGCATAAACCGCGCTGGTGGTAATGGTTTCGGTGCCAGGGAAGTCCAGAGTTACCGTAGTTTTTCCGTCTGCGTAAGTTGCGCTGGCCACGGTCCCTGTGACAAAACCAGAATCCTGCTTCACCCGAACAGCCACGCCTTTCACGTACTCATCAGTCAGTTCGCCATCCACGGTGAATGTGGTGGTGTTCACTTGTGTTATATTGCGCTGCCGCACCCATTCTTGCTGCAGCTGGCTCGGATCACTAACCGGGTCACTGGTCCACACTTCTACATCGTCGGCATCCTTTACCACGATCTTGTAGCTGCCGTTCAGGTAGATATCAGCGTAACCGGCGCCATTCAGGATTACCGGGTTGGCGTTTTCAGTTTCGCCACCCTCAGTAGTGAATGTCGCTTTTGGTGTGTTGGTGCCTGCCTGGTAGGTATAGACCTTGCCGAAGGCCAGCGGCTTGCCGGTGTCGCTGTCCCATGCGTAAAACTTGGGACCAATGATTGATACTGCCATGGTGTCTCTCCTGGTTGTTTCGCTGATTATAGCCTACGGCATTTCGTCATGTACTTGCTCCAGGGCATCCTTGGCCTGGCGGTAGAACTTCTCGAGAGCCCGGTTCTTCTGTTCGTAGTAACTCTCAATGGCTTCTTCTTTCTGCTCGGCAGTCATGTTCTCGTTGTACTTGTACGAGGCAATGATTTCCTGCTGATCCTCGAAAGCACTGTCGATCTGGTTAAACGCGCCATTCAGACCAATCAGAATCTGGTTCACCTTGTCGCTGGCAAATTCCGGCGCCTTGGACGGATCTCGGATGGCTTCACGCTGCAGCATGTTGAACGTCTGCTGTGCGGCGGCTGCCTTTACCTTCAGATCCCAATAGCCTTCTGTCCATTTTGTCCGGTATGGCACCTTCTGGCCAACAAACTGGTGCGTCATGTAGTCAATTGGCGTGCCCCGGTTGAACGGGCGCGGCCCCCAATCGTCTTGTTTCCACAGGACGGCTTCTGACGCATCGGCAATAATCATCTCCACGTAGCGTAGAAAGCCCTTGCTGTAGTGTTCGGCCACCAGCGGTGACACCCCCAGGGTTTCACCCAGCTTGCGGTACATAATGGGCGTGCGG